TACCCTAACAACGGCTGCACCGCATGGACTTGTAACAGGTAATCGGGTTGTTATTAGCGGTGCTACAGAAGCCAATTACAACGGTACTTATGTTATTACCGTCACGGGTGCAAGCGCATTTACTTACACAATGGCTACTGCACCTGCGGCAAACGCTACCGTAGTCGGCACTTATACCGTTTTAGGCATTACTGGCGTAAACAGCAATGTGTTTGTTAATGTCAATATGTGCCAAAACAGGCTCTTTTTCGTACAAAAAGATAGCATGACCTTTTGGTATTTGAATGTGGAATCCATTGGTGGCGCAGCTTTAGACTTTCCACTCGGGGCAATAGCCCGTTCAGGTGGTTTCCTGCAAGCAATGGGAACATGGACTTTAGACGCTGGTTACGGGGTAGACGATTTATCCGCTTTTGTTACAAGTATGGGTGAAGTCATCGTTTATAAGGGTACAAACCCTAGCGATCCTACAAATTGGAGTGAAGTTGGCGTATGGCAATTAGGTCAAACCTTTAGCCGTAGGTGTTTCTTTAAGTTTGGTGGTGATTTACTGCTATTAACCCAAGACGGCCTAGTGCCAATGTCAGGCGCATTGCAATCGTCACGCTTAGACCCACGAATTAACCTAACCGATAAGATTTATTTTGCGGTAAGCCAAGCGGCAACGGTTTTCTATGCAGAATTTGGCTGGCAAATTAACTATTTTGCTAGTGAAAATATGCTGATTTTAAATATTCCTACTGGCACAGGCTTTGAGCAGTATGTAATGCACACCATTACTAAGTCTTGGGCTAGATTTACAGGGATAAACGCTATTTGCTGGGAAGTATCGGGAAATAACAGGATTTTCTTTGGTGCTGACGGATATGTTGGCGAGTTCTATACCCAGCTTTCTGATAACGGCTCAAATATTGTTGCAACTGCACAGCAAGCGTACAGCTATTTTGACAGCCGTGGACAGTTAAAACGCTTTACCCTAGTACGCCCTATCCTTCAGACCGATAACGGCTTACCGACTGTTCTATGCGGTATTAGCACCGATTTTGATACCCAGCCATTGACCAATCAAATAGCCTTTAATCCTGCCACATTAGATATTGGTGTTTGGGACACAGGTATATGGGATGACGCTAACTGGGGTGGCAATTTAACTACCACTAAGTTTTGGCAAGGGGTTACAGGAACAGGCTTTGCTGGATCAATTAATATAAATGTTGCATCGCAAGGTATTGACTTTCATTGGGCATCAACCGACTATGTGATGGAAAACGGGGGCGTACTGTAATTGCTGTGTTTTGATAAAGACTTATTGGGGCCATTTATCGCCCAAAAGTTAAACACAGTATGGACACCTGAGAATTCCAGCACAATAGGCTGGGTAACAGATGAAATAGAATCAGTAGTTTGGTATGAGGATTTTAATAAAAGGTCAGTAACTTGCCATATTTACCTAGAAAAAGGGTTAAATAAGCAATATTTACATACCATTTTTCATTATCCTTTTGTACAATTGGGGGTAGATAAGATAATTGCCCCAGTAATAAGTAGTAACGACAAGTCGGTAGAGTTTGTCAAGAAATTGGGGTTTGAGGAACAAGCACGATTACTTGATGTTTTTCCTACTGGAGATTTGTTGTTTTTTGTAATGTCAAAAGACAAATGTAGATTTTTAGGAGAAAGATATGGGAAAGTCGGCTAGTGCGCCACCGCCACCCGATTACGCTGGTGCGGCACAACAAACTGCGCAAGGCAACTTAGAAGCTGCCCGTGCGAATATTGCTGCCAATCGTGTAAACCAATACACGCCTTATGGTTCGCTTGAATATAAGATTGCAGGTGAAGACCCCTATGGCAATCCTACTTGGTCTGCCACGCAATCTCTTGCTCCTGCACAGCAACAACTTTTAGATTACCAAAATCGAGCCAGTTTAGGTCTTGGACAATTAACTGAAAAAGGCTTGGGTTATGTCAGCAATATGCTGGAAAACCCATTTGATGTAAGCCAGTTACCGACTACAGGATTTAATCCTAGCCAGTCGTACCAAGAAGCGTATATGCAACGCCTTGCCCCACAAATCGAGCAAGGTCGTGAAGCATTAAGCGTTGATTTGGCTAATAGAGGTATTCCAATTGGTTCAGAGGCTTATAAACGAGCCATGATGAGCCAATCCCAGCGTGAGAATGACTTATTAGCTGCCGCTACAACGCAAGGTTTTGGCGTTGGTCAACAAGCTCGTCAATCTGCTTTGCAAGAGCAAGCCTATTTGCGTAACGAGCCACTCAACACATTAAGTGCTGTTAGAACTGGAGCGCAAGTTCAAGGCCCTACTTTTGTAAACCCTGCTATGCAAGCCAATACGGCTGGTGCTGATATTTTGGGCGCAACGCAAATGGGCTACAACGCCCAATTAGGTGCTTCCAACGCTCAAAATGCCGCTAACAACGCAATGACACAAGGTTTATTTAGCCTTGGCGGTGCAGCACTTATGTCTGATATTCGCACTAAAGAAAACATTAAGCACATTGCTTGGTTGCCTAATGGTTTACCCGTATATACATACGAGTACAAGCCTGAATACAAGGATCACCTACTAGCAGGTCATGGAACGCACACAGGCGTGATGGCACACGAAGTAGAGGCTAAGTATCCTAATGCTGTAATAACCCTTGATAACGGCTATAAAGCTGTAGATTACGGACAATTATGAACCCATATATTCGAGCAATGCAGCCAATGCAAGATGTAAGCGGATTGCAACCCGTATTCCAAAACTTTGGTCAGCAACAAGCTAATCAAGCAGCGGCACTTGCACAGCAAAACCAATTGGTTAATCAAATGGGGCAAGGTCAGGGTGGCATGAACCCAATGGCTTTAGCAATGATGTTGCGTAAAAAAGACCCAACTAAACCTGCGCCTATAACGGATTACAGCGAAATAATGCCTGATACAGTACAAACCAATTCTTTGGATCGTTAACCATGGCTGATATTGGATCATTAAACCCCGAACAGATGTTGCAACAGCAGCAGATTTTACGCCAGCAAAAGATGGCTGAAATGCTTATGCAACAAGGTGCGCAACAACCACAAGCACAAATGGTTGGTGGTCGTTATGTTGCCCCTAGCATATTTCAAAACCTTGGTAATTTAGCAAATTTGTACATGGGTCAAAGAGGTGTTGAAAGAGCAGAGCAAGCACAATTAAATTTAGCCAAACAATTGCGTGAGCAAGGTGTTCAAGAAACCCAAAGATTAATGAATGTGTTTGGTGGTAGAGCTGCTACTCCTGAACAAGTAACCGAAATGGCTGGCCCATACGGAATGACTGGCCCAGGTCAAAATGTACCTATGCCTACGGCTACTATAGATGCACGACCAGCAATAGAAGCTAATCCAAAATTAGCATATGCAGAAGCATTAAATATGCAATCGCCACAAGCTAGAGCTTTGTTGCCATTTTTGGCAGCAGAAGCATTTAAAAAACCTAAATGGGAAAAAGCAGAATACACAGACGAAAAAACAGGCAAAACCAAGCAAGGTGTTTATGATGCTAATTCAAACGACCCAATTGGTTCTTTCAGAGTTGGTGGCGTTAAGCCTGAAATGTCTGCTTATGAACGAGCAAGTTTAAATTTACGGGCTGGCGAACAAGATATTTCACGTGCAAATTTACAATTTAATACAGGCATGACTGCTGGTGGTGGCGGTGTACCTATTAGCGCACCTGCACCCGCACAACCTACCCCAACAACTTATAGAACTATAAATCAAGGCAGTCCAATTCTTGCTCCAAATCAACCCCTACCACAGCAAAATGTAGCATCACAAATGCCACAGCAAGAAGTTATGCCTATATTTAAATCTAAAGCTGAACAAGAGGTTTGGGTTGCAACACAAAAAGAAAAGAATAGATTACAAACTGAAGCACAAGCCGCTTTACCTACTGCATTAAATACAGTTAATAGTGGATTAAAAGCAATTACTGGAATGATTGGCGATACAACTGTTAATGATCAAGGAAATCTTGTTTACGGAAAAGTAAAGCCACATAAAGGATTTAATGATGCCGTTGGCTTTCCATCTTTGGCATCAGGTTTTGGTGCAACTGCTTACATCAAAGGGTCTGATTGGAAAAATTTTGAAGCAAGATTTAAAGAAATTCAAGGAAAATCATTTTTGGCTGCAATTGATTCATTGCGTGGAACTGGTGCAATTAGTGAAGCTGAAGGTGAAAAAGCTACTACCGCTATTAACAGAATGTCTTTACAACAATCGCCAGCAGAATTTGTTGAAGCTGCAAATGAATTAAGAGATGTTATGACAAAAGGTTACGCTGCTGCTCAACAAAAAGCAGGTGTTAAACCATTTAATCCTACCGCCCAACCTAATGTTGGTGGTTCTAAGCCAGCTATGCCACGCTATAATCTTCAAACTGGTCAATGGGAATAATTTATGCCAATAATTGATGTTGTTGGAATTGGTCCAGTTGAACTGCCTGACGGAATGTCAAGGGAGCAAATGGCTGCTGCTTTAAATAAATTACCAAAACCAAAATTTCAACCTACTGAACAAAATCGTGGCAATGTTATTAACACCGATGTGCCTACTTTAGTAGGTGAAAGACCTAATGCAGTAAACGCACAGCCACCTGCAAGACCCGTCAATATGATGGATCGGGTAAAAGCCTTATACGAAGTTCCTACAGCCGTAGCTGCATCTATGGTTACTGAGCCATTGTCGCAAGCGTATGGGGTTGCTAGAAGCATTCCTGAAGCTATTAGAACGGGTCAAGCACCTGCTGAGTTAGGTCAAAAATACGCTCAACAAGCAAGAGAAAATATTAGTTACAGACCATCTTCACCTGTATCGCAAAGTGCTTTAGAAAGCATTGGTAGTGCGTTTGAAGCAACAAAAATACCGCCATATTTAGGTAATATTGGCGCAATTCCTTCTGTTATACAGCAAGCACCAAATGTTCGACCTGTTATCCAAGAATCAGTAATTCCTGCTGGTAGAAACATGGCAAACGCATTGCGTAATGAAGGTCAAATGATTCAAGAAGCTGTACAGCCTGTTATTCAGCGTGGTATAGATGTTGCAAGGCCAATAGCCGAAAAAGCTGTTGAAATAGCACAACCAGTAACCAACAAAATGGCTGAAGCATTGCGTAGAGAGCCTAGAATTGACATTGCAGGGATTGGTAAATCTGCCCCATC